CTTCCAACTTATCCATGTTAGCGCCCAAAAACTTCAACACACGCTTATAAAACAAAGTCCAAACATGCTGACGAGCCTCCATAGCCTTCACAGTAGGAACATCCAAAGTCTGTGCAGTTCCATAAGCACCAGCAGTTCCCGGGTCAGACAACAAAGCCACAACCGAAACTTCCAAAGCAGAAGCAACCATCGAACCCAAAGGGCGACCATCATTCAAATTCACAGAACCCGAACGAGGCAAAGACGACAACTCCATGTCATTACCCATAACAGCAGTCGAACCAGCATTAGCAGGAGAAGCAATAGCTGCAGCAGCAGCAGTCGTGCCAGTCTTCGTCTTCGCCTTCAACTGCCAAGCAAACATCGACAAAGCCTTCAACATGCGCGACCCATCCTTCAAATACTCATTATATGCATGAGCCCAAGGCAGCGCAGGGAAAGCATCAGGAACACCCCAAATCTGGCCCGCCCTACGATTCACGCGAGAAGCAAACATTCGCGAACCAGCATCAACAGGCTGCCCCTGAATTGAACGAGCAAACGAACCAGCAGGTTCATAAGTGTCGGCAGGATACCAAACATTCATATCCATCGCTTTAGGATTCGGGCTATTCAACTCCTGAATCATGCGAGTCCAAGACCGGCGATAGTAACGAATCTGTTCAGGGTCATCAGGGTCAGTAACTACTGCAGTAATCTCATTAAACGGAATACGCTGAAACTTCTTCGAAGCGATATTACCCAAAACAAAAAACTGACCATCAGTGAAATGGCTACGCTCATTAATGACCTGAGCCTCAGCAGAAAACAAAACATCCTGATTCTGCATATCCTGAATAGCACGCACAACACGCGCAGGCTGCTCAGTGAAAGAAACGCCACGACCAAAAATGTAGCTCGTGCGCAAACCAGCACCACGCTTCAACAAAGGATTAGCTTCAGAAACCTGACGAATATGCTCCGCAGCTGACTGCAAATTTTGTAAGCTAAACCCAGCCTCAGAAGTATATCCTTCTAGGCGAGTCCAACCCTCATCCTCAAAGCGAAGAAGAGCCTGAGCCATAGCAGCGTAAGACTCCGCCAACAACTCATTCTGTGCAACAGAATCAAAACTACCAGAAACTTGCTCAAAAGTCATAAAAAAATCCTCAAAATCGGTGTAAAACTATTCTATCACACAAAAAAAATTTTTAACTACCACCGCCACTCAGAATAAAACGGAAACTTAGAATCCAACATGGCAGTATCAAAGCCAACAATCTCACCCGGCTGACGGTCCACAAACTTACCACCAACCACATTCGACAAATCAGCAGCAGCATAAACAAGAGCATCCAAAGAGTCAGGAGACTTCACGCCACGCGAACGCATATCATCCTTAGACTCAATCTGAATAGCACCCTTCTGACTAAAACGATATTGTATCATCAACATTTCATCAATCAACACCTTATCCTCAGGGTCAATATCAAAAACACCATTCAACATGCCATCACGCAAATTATCATAATTAGCTGCACGAGCATTAATCCACCTAGTGTTATCAGGCGAAGCAGCCGAACCCAACATAGAAATAACCAAATATTTTCCATCAGCCAAATTCACCAACAAATCCACAACAGGACCACCCAAACCTGCAGCATCCACACGAACCTCAGACACTGCATGTTCAATCGCCAACCTGTGCACACGATTCGCAGACTCAATAGCAGTAGCCTTAGACCACGAATCTAGCCTACGACAACGCCCACCACGATTAATATAAACAACCGAATCATCCTCACCAAAACGCGCCACATCCACACCCAACACTGCACGATTCTCCATATCATCCACAATGTCACAATCAATAGCCGAATCAATAGCGTTCTGCGAGAAAAAAGTATTATCCGCCTCATCAGGAAACTCAGCCAAAATTTTAGACTTATAGCGTGCAGAATCCTCACCCCACGAAATTTTTTGACGCTCAACCCAAGAAGGTTGAATCAGCAAAGGCCTCAACTCGTCAGGCACAACCTCATCCGTAAAATTCGGTGTATCAAACGCCGAAATTTTAATCTTATGCCAAGTCGGGTCATCCTTAAAAATACGATGAAACGGAGTGCCACGAGAGTCAGGGTTACCAATCGCCAAAACACGAGCACCCTCAGTATTCGTAACAGCCTCAGTAGCAGTATACAAATCCTCAGGAATACCACCAGCCTCATCCAAAACCACCATCACATACCTACGGTGAATACCTTGGAACGCAGAAACAATATCCTTATCCGCAGGCCTACGACCCCAAGCCATAACAGTGCCATCCTCCAACTTCCACTCCTGCGACTGCGTAACATACCCCGGCAACACATGCCCATGCTCACGCGCCAAACGCACATTATCCTGAATCTCCTTAAACAAAACACGCGCAATCTGAATATAAGTAGGAGCAGAACAAATCACAGCCACATCACGAGGGTCATGCACAGCAACCCACCAAACAGCCAAAATGCCGGCAAGCCCAGACTTACCAGCACCATTACACGACACCACCGCAGTATGCGAATTATTAACAACCGACTCAGCAATCTCACGCTGCTTCGACCACAACCGCTTCCCCAACACCTCCTCAGCCCACAAAGCAGGATTAGTTAAATACTCCAGCTTCTTAGACCTCAAACGCAAATCAGCAATCACAGCATCCAAAACACCATCAATCACTAAACCTCATCCTCCAAAATCTCATACTTAGCTCTCAACAAACCATCAGCCACAATCGAATCCAACTCAACCACAGAAACCTCAGGATACCTCTCCAACAACTCCTGCTTAGCAAAATTTAAAGCCACATCCATAGCCCGCAACAAAACCTGCTCCTGAAACCGCGACAACTTAATCAAATTCTCATCCAACACAGCCTGCTGAGAATCCAACCTACGCCCAATCAACTCCAACGCCTTCAACAACAAACGCGCCGAATCCAAATCCTTAGCCTTCAAAGCCTGACCCTGCAACGAATCCTTCAACTCATGCAACTCAACCAACAACAACTGACGCTGCTCATGCTCAGACCAAATATCACGAGAAGCCAACAACTGCTTCACATGCTGAACAGCCTGAGCAGCCGGAATCCCCGTCAACCGCTCAATCTCAACACCAGACTTACCACCAGCAGCAGCCTTCAACAACACATCATCAAGCAGCGCAACCTCCCTACCCATCACAAACCACCAAACCACTTCTTAGAAGACTTAACATAATCCGGACCCTGCAAAGCATCCAAACGCGACTCCAACAACACAATACGGTCATACAACTTATTATGCCCAACAATCAAACGCTCAACAGCCACACGCAACTCCACCAAATCCACAGACTCCACAACAGGCTCCTGCTCTTCTGGCTCATCCCCAACAGGGTCAGTAATACTACGCGACATCACAACTCCAAAAACTTAAAAAAATATGCGAAAAAAAAATTACCAACCCCGATTAGAAGCACGCCAAACACTAGGAGAATGATAAGCCTCAACAGCAGCCTTCACCTCAGCATCCTCATATAAACGCACAACATGCACACAAGGGTCACCATCCTCAAAAGCATCAACCTCCACCTCAGACACAGGCAAACCATCATGCGTCTCACACACAGAAGGCCCACACCAACCCTGCTCAAACCCAAAACGCAACCACTCATCAAACGACTCAAACATTAAAACACCAAACCTTCCAACACAAAAGCATCAACAGCCAAACCAAACAAACCAACCAACCCCAAACCAGAATCAGCCTCAAAAAAAACCTCAACCCCACCCCAACAAGCAGACCAAACATCCACCCCACCAACAGGGCCCACATCAACCAAACACAAAACAAACATACCAACATCCTAACACATTGTAGCCGAAAAAGTTTAAAAACATTGCAAAAATGCATACGGGTGTAACCCGCCCGTTTTCGGCGTGGTGGCGGGGATGAATTGATTTTTTTGTTGTTGACTCGGGTTGGGTGGAGGGGTATTGTTGTTTTTGTAGCCAGGTGGTCTGGCTCGGAAGGGTTCTAAAAGTGAGTAGAGCATTTACGATTAGCGAGAGTATCGAGTTAGAGATTCTCGTTGAGGAGGAGTTAGCACGATTGAAGGCGCGTTTGGAGCGTCTCGACACTGATAACGCTATCGATGCAGAACTTTTTGTTATGGTGTCGGCGGATGTTGCACTTTACGAAGGTATTTTGGCTAATATTACTAGTTGGAGGGCATAATGCTAGACACTTGCGACACTTGCGAGGAGCAAGAGACGGGCGTGATGTTCGTGAACGGTTTGACACTATGCTATGAGTGTGCAGTGTTGACTGCCGACACTGAAGAGGTCGAAGAGGATGAAGAGGAGGTGCTTTGATGGCTATCGGTGACGCGATTTTTGGTCGGTTCAAGTTTTGCGAGTTTTGTGACACTGAGACTTGGTTCGAAACTAACTTTTGCGAGGATTGCTGGCAGGAGTATGGCACTGCCTAGGCGCTAAGCGTGCTAACTAAACACTAGACTTTGTGCTAGTGTTTGGTTGGAGTCGCTTAGACTCAAGCAAACAACTAAGGAGATTATTATGCAGGATGGAACATATCTAAAGTCGGCAGACGGTCGGCTAGTGCGTGTCGAGGTGTCTAGCGGTTATTGGGTTGCGACTCACTCAACCACGCTGGCAGATACTCGGGCGGGTGATTTGGTTGGCGTTTGGACTGACACTGAAACGGGCACTATTTGGGTTGATGCGGTGCGTCTAGTGTTGGATGCGTCTCAAGCGCGGGTGACGGGTAAGCGTTTCAATCAAATTGCGATTTGGGATAACGCTAACGCTTGCGAGGTGCGTCTCTAATGGCGGGGGTTCTAGCGGTTCTGGCGCTGTTGATTAGCGCCGATGCGTTGGCTAACACTCAGAGCCTTTTCGAAGCCGGTGTGGCTTGCGTGGTCTGGTCTGTAGCGTTCATCGTGGCATTGAAGGAGGTGAAATAATGGCTAAGCATAAAGATTCTAAGCGTGGCGCGGTTGCTAAAGCGCGAACGATTGATTTGGTAAAAGCCCGTCAGCGTAAAAAGTTTGCGGGTTCTTCGAAGTAACGAATCGGTAACGATTCCCCTAGAGTGGTAGACTTTTACCTAGTGCGATGCTAGGCTAGGGACTAGTAAAAATAAATAGTGGGTTTTGGGTTTGGTCGGATACGCCTTTTTTTCAACTGTTCAAAATCCATCCTGCCTGAAATCTTTTTATAACATTTTGGTTACGGGGCTTGACAGACAGCTTTTTTTGTGTTAGGCTTGGTTTGATACCCTTTTTTGGTTGTTCGAACAGATTTTCGAAGGCCCATGTTTTTTTTAGGTTTTTTGTATAGGATAGCACACTTTTGAATAAATGTCAAGTGTTTTTTTATAACGATTTTGTTATAAAAAAAGTGTGGTTTGGATTTGACTTTTTGGGTGTGTGTGTGCAATACTAGGTTCATCAGCAAGAACGGTTCTTGCGGATAGAAGGAGATTCGAAACATGGCTAAAGTAATCGGCACTATTGACCTAACACCTGACCGTTCTCAGCAAGCGCGAACAACCGCTTACATTCTGAGTAGCCACCTAAAGGGCAGTGCTTACCGCTCAGACTTGTTCGGTGACTTTTGGCACTACACTACTGTTCAAGAGGATGCGATTTTTGGCACTTGGAACGCCCTTGAAAAGGTTCACGCAACTTACCGTCTGGCTGGCCTTGACTTTTGGCAGGATGCGCCGAAGGCACACAAGGCGAAACTAATCGCAAGCGTTCACGCTGGCGTTCTTGAGCAACTAACGAAGGAGGGCAACTAACATGGCGCTAACACTAAAAGAAGCCGAATCGTTTATTTGGAAGGCGGCACCGTTCAATGCTGGCAACTTGAGCGGTGTGTGGATTGATGAAGAGTTTTATGCGGTTTGTTCGTATGGCACAGTGATAGCGGTTTATTCGAATGTGTCTAAGCGTGCCACGCTAACGGTTGATGCTTATCAACATTCTAAAACTACTAGCAAGCATGCTAACATTGTGAAAAGGGCTTGGGCGCTGTAGCGTTCAAACCTCGCCTAGTCGCTGGTGCGACACGCCCAAGTTCGATTCTTGGCTAGGCACTTGACAACTAAAAAGAAATATGCTATGCTTTTGTTATAACAAAAAAGCAGGTAACGAGTTTGGTCCGATACGCTCAGTTTATAGAACGGTTCAAAATCCACCCTACCCAAAATATTTTTGTAACGATTTGGTAACATCGCTTGACAAAAGCGCGCAAGTCTGCTAGGCTAGATTTGATACCCGAAAAAAGAGGCCTTTTTTTGGAGGTTTTTTGTATAGTCTACCACACTTTTTCACATTTGTCAAGTGGTTTTTGATAACGATTTTGTTACCTAAATGGGCTTGACTTGGGAGCGCTTTTATGGTATGCTGGATTTGATACCCGATTTTTTAGGCGGTTTTACCGGCCTATCATTTCAAGTCTATCACATTTCAAGAAAAAAAGCAAACCGACACGCCGATGTTTTATAACATTTTGGTAACGCTGTAGGAGGCCCGTAGGCGGGTTTTCAGCAGTGTGTCTGGGTGATTCCCCATTGAAGCCCTTCGACCCGTCTACGAGGCGCTGGTGGCGTTTTAGGGGTATCTCGAGATTTGGCACAGAAGGGCAATATATAGGAGCGTGCGCGCGCGAAATACCACAAACATGATGATTTGTCAAGTGTTTTCCCGAAAAGTTTACCAAGTAAACATTAGGTGAACAAATAGCATTTTGGTGTGTTTTGGGTGTTGGTGTGTGCTATGTTATTCATATCGCAGAAATGCGGTGAAGGATACGAAAAGCGACACGCCCGAGATTTGAATGGATTTGACAAAGTTTCAAAAGTGTGTTAGGTTGGTGTCAACAATAAACGAAGGAGATGTTTTGATGACTAAGTTGGAGTTGCTTGATTTGTTGGATGAGATTGTTTGTTCGTCTATGGAGATGGAGTTTTATGCTGAGTGGCAGGATGAGTTTGTTGATGCTAAGAGGCGTGTGAAGCGTGCTAAGCGTATGATTGTTGATGCGTTTGAGAAGGGTGGTTTTTGATGGATGAGCGTTATGAGCGGTTGGCGGATTTGATTTTCAGGATTGCGGATTCTGCTGAATCGTTGGATTCTGGTGAGGTGCGTGTTGGTAATGCTCGTCAAGTTTGGAGTGATATTGAGTATTTCAAGCGCAATGTGGATAAAGCGTATTTGTTGGCGTTGGATTTGGTGAATGAGGAGGGTAAGTGATGGTTACGGTTGGTAGGCGTGGCGGTAAAGTGGTTGAGGTTTGTGTTGGTTGTGGGCGGTTTGCGTCTGTTGGTGATGATATTGGGCATGAGTGGGATTGTGAGGTTGTTTGATGCGTTATAAGCGTTGTTTTGAGTGTGGCAGGATTTTTGATATGTTTGATGAGTTGGATGCTGATGAGTGGTGGTGTGGGCATGATTGTGAGGTTTAGTTTTGTGTCGGTCTAGGCTACCCTTTATGTATATATATATTATATATAAATAATAATATATTTTACTAATAGATAATCGTTTGGTGCTACTTGGAATCGGATATGGGATGGTGTTTGTTGGGTTGTGTGGTTGCAGTGTTGTTGCACCATTCCGTATCCGTTACCTAACTGTTATGTTTTTGGTTTGACAAACATAATACTTTTTGCTATGTTGTATTTATAAGATATAAAACTATTTAGGAGGTTGTCATGGCGGTAAAACTAGGTTACAAGTTTCGGGCGGATGTTTTTTCTCTTGCTGAACGGATGTCGGCGTTGGAGGTTGATGGTGATTTGGAGCGTGAGGATTTGCGTAAGTTGCTGTATGCTTTGGATGCGATTGATTTGCGGGTTCGTGATTTGGTTTATGTTGTTGAAACTTATTTGGATAAGGAGGTTGGCTAATGTTTATGGCTTATGATGAGTTGTTGGAAAACTTGCGTCATTTTGTTGAGGTGACGGAGGAGGTTGAGCATGATGATGTTGAACGGTTGGCACGCTATATTGATAACAACTATACGGTGCACGATTATGCACAGTTGGTTGATGATGTTGCGCAGTATGTTCGTGATGAGGAGGAGGCCTATTTGGGTTTTTATGAGTCTGAGGCGGATTTTGCTGAACGCTATTTTGAAGATACGGAGCAGGATATCCCTAGTTGGGTTGTGGTTGATTGGCAGGCTACTTTTGATTATTCGTTGCGTTATGATGTTGTGTTTGAGTCTGGTTGGGTTTGGCGAAACATTTAGTGAAGGGAGCGGTCATGAAGGTTTTTGTTAGGCGTGACTATTTGGCAGTGTTGGGGCAGTTTTTGTGTGGCATTAGCCCAGAGTTGATTCGTGAAGGGTTTGAAGGTTTGATTGATGCGGATACGCTGGAAGCCTATTTGGTGGATATTCAGGAGCGTTACCAAGATGTTATCAAATGGAGTTGACAAACTGTAAATAGTGTGTTATGGTTGTTTTACATCGAGAGAAGGAGGATGTTGTGAGTGAGTTGGTTAGTTTGAAAGGTGAGTTGCACGCTTTGAAACGGGATTTGGTTCGGTCTGGTGATGACTTGAGTGAGTGGGGTTATGACTGTTTAGTGAATCGTATTGAAGCGTTGGAGTCTATGATTGAGTTTGAGAAGGCAGGTTTTTAGAGTGAGTGAAACTTTCAAGGTGGAGCGTGAGGTTTCTTACGCCGATTTGTGGGAAGCGATTTGGGGCAGTGACGGGAGCGGTATCGCTTACTGGTGCGATAGGGTTCGGCAAGCAGATGGTAAGGGTATTGACTTTTTTATCGAGAATGGCACGAAACCTAATCCGCAAGATTTTAGGGTGCATGACTATCACGAGGAGCAGTGGCACACTGTAACCTTGGAGGATTTGGCTGAAGCGTTTCGACACGCCGATGCACACGATTTGACACATTGCGGTTCGTATGCTATAACTGATTTAGAAGAAGCGGATGCGTGTGTTGGTGATGTTTTGATTCAGTTGGCGATTTGGAAGGAGATTGTTTATGGATAAGGTATTTGAGGTTGTTGACGGTTTTCGGGTGCGTGTTGAGCAGTCTGGTCTCGAGTATACGCTTGAGGAGTTGATTGGTGATGATGCGGGTGTTCAGTCTATTATGGTTGCGGATAGGCTTGCACCGATTCGCACGAAGGATGAGGTGGTGGATGTTGTGGAGCGTGCAGTGGATTCGTTCCATTATTACAGTCATCAGTTCAACTATGATATCAAGCGTGAACGGGTGATTGGTGCATGGTTGACTGCTAGTGGCTATTTGTATGAGTTTGTTTCGTTGCGTGGCTATTCGAAGGGTGAGTGGGCGGATGTTGTGGTTTACGTGAAGGATGATTACGAAACCTCGGCTGAGTATTTGAATGGTGTTGTTCAGACTACTCGTGCATGGTTTCGTGGCGATGTTTACCGTTTCATTCTGGAGGAGGCTAAAGTGTTTACAGCTGAGGATGGTGAACAGTTGACGGAGTGGCGTGAGGTTGAGTCGTGTGGCGGTTGGGTGTCGAGTGATGATGAACAGTTGCATGAGTGGGCTATGGAGTTTGCGCGAGAGTATATGTAACAGTTTGGTAACGGTGGTTGACAAATGTTGTAAAGTGTGCTAGGGTTAGTTTCATCAAGTTGAAGGAGGATGTTATGGCAACATATATGGTGGCAGTGACTATGCAATATAAGGTGGAGGCCGATAATGAGGAGGATGCGATTGATGCGTGCCTCGCTTTGGATGACGGTATCACGCAACCTAAGTCTGGTGCTAGGGTTTTGTTTTACAAGTTTGCGTTTGCGGATGCTCTCAAGTTGAAGGAGCAGTAATGGCGTTGATGTATGGTTTCAAAAAGTCTGGCGTGTCGGATTTGACAAATGCACAAGAAGATGCTATGGTGGTTGCATCTAGAGAGAAGGAGGATATTGTTATGGCTAGTTTTGAGGAGCGTTTCAAGTTGGCTACTAAGCAACTAAAAGCGTCGGGTGTTGGCGTGTATCGTAATGTTCAAGGATGTTGCAGGTCATGCATCGGTGTTGAAAAGTTTGACAACCCTACCACGCCTATTGTGTGGCATTATGGTGGGCAGGGTAACCGTTTCAAACTTGAGGGTGATGTTGTTTACAACACTGATGGTGGTTATGTTGCTAACATTTATTTCAACCACAGTAATCTGACTGATGCGTTGAAGGATATGGTTGTGAACATTTTCGCAGTGAATGGTATTGTGTTGGATTGGGATAAGTCTGATTCGCATTGTATCGTTGTGAAACCGCAGTTGTCGGTTGAGCATCGCACGCTGGAGGAGCAGGCCTATTTGGTGAATGATTTACTGAATAAGTATGGTTTGGCTTATTCGGAAATGTTTGGTGCGCGTAATCGTTATTTGTTTGAGTCTTTATGGTCGGTGACGATTTCTGCTGATGCGGTTGTGGAGTCATGGTTCAAGAAGGAGCGTGAGGAGCGTGACCGTTACGAGTTGCAGGAGCGTGAACGGTTGGAGCGTCAACGCAAGCGTGAAGCGCAAGAGTTGTTGCGTGACGCTGTGATTGAGGTTGTTGACCACAGTGACAAGCATCGTCTGTTGGTGTGGTTGCAGAAGGCCGATGTTGAGTTGTCGGATGCTGATGTTGCTGACAAGGGTGCTCGTGTGGTTGCTTTGGAGGATGAAGCGTTTGTTGGTGCTTATTCGGATGTGAACGGTATCGTGACGGAGCATTATGGTGAGCAGATTAGTTTGTTGCCGAAATATTTTGTTGAGAAACTTGATTTCAGTAGCATCCGTTATGATTTGTTTAGGGATTACTATTTTGGTGGTAAGGTTCGTAATGGTTGGGATGAACCGTTTTTTGTTTGGAAGAAGGAGGTAGTGTAATGGATTTGACAAGTGATGAAATGTATGCTAGTGTGGAACTTGAGAGGTTGATTCTGGCTTTGGAGAGTCATTTCGAGCAGGATGGTTGGAATACTTTAGCGAATGGAGGTTACTGATGGGTGAGGTTGTAAAGTTTACTCGCACTGAGGCGCAGGCGTTAGCTGACATGATTTATTATGCAAGTCAGGATTGCTTTTTGGAAGCGGATGTGTTATTGTATCAGAGCATTGCAGATAAGTTGGATAAGGTTGTTGTGATTGATAGGGAGGATGGTAACTGATGGCTAGGTTTAGTATTTTTTATACGGAGCAGGCTGTGCGTGAGGCAGTGTTTGAGGCGGATTCTTTGGAGGATGCTAAACGGTTGATTCAAGCGATTGATAATGGCGATGTTCTTTTTGAGGATGTTGTTGTTCAGGATTCGTGGCAGGATGGCGGTTATGATTTTGATGTTGATACTTTGGAGGAGGTAAAGTAATGGCTAACATTGTTAGACACCATGATTTGTGGGTGACGGAGGATGGCACTTTCGGGCATGGCGATATTCTGTTGTTTGATACTCAGCATTGGTCGGATGAGGATTGGAATGAGTTCGATGAGGATGAGGCCGGTGACCCGTATGCGCTTGCTGTAGAGATTAGTGAGCGAATCAAGCGCGAGCGTTCGCTGGTTGTGATTGAACAGTTGCAGGATGGTTCTATGGATTTGACTTTTGAGAGCAGTGAGGAGAGATAATGGGTGAGGATGTTAGAGTTGTATCGTATCCGTTTCAATGGCGTGGCGTGGATGGTAAACCAGAAGGTGACCTGATTGATGGATTGTTTGGTGAGTTTCTAACTGAGGAAGCCTACATTAGTTTCGTGGATGGCTTGGCATCTAATGACCCTGAGTGGGTTGCTTTGGATGAGAAGGTTCTGTATTGGATTCACGCTTATGATGGTGAAAAGTTTCGTGACCTGTCTTGGGAAGAGGAAGACATTGCAGATTTTGTGATAGATATGCGGGAAGAGTATTGACAAATGCACGATAGTGTGCTAGACTAGTTTTACTAACAGTTTGAAGGAGGATATTATGGCAGTGTTCAAGGTTCAGCATCGTGCTGACATGTATTATGAGGCAGTTATTGAGGCTGAAACGGTTGAGGATGCGATTGCGATTGCTAATCAACCTGACACGAAATGGGTGCAAGCGGATGGACCTTATTTTGTGGACTTTTTTGAAGTTTATAATGAGTCTACGGAGCAGTGGGAGGAGTTTTACTAATGGCGGATTGGCCTGCTTGTATTTGGTGTAACGCTTACACGATGGATTGGAACGCTAGTTTCAATGGTAAAGATATTTGTAATGATTGTGAAGAAGATGCTGAGGAGGTTTCACTGTGATTGATTTGTATGATGTGAATGTTTACTGTGATGGTGAGGTTTTGTTTGTTACCGCTTACGAGTTGAAGCAGGATAAGTCTGGTGCTTATGCTACTAACACTGACCGTTACGCAACTTTACCTATCCCGATGGTTGACGAGAATCATCAACTCATTGCATATTTGCTTGATAATGAGGAGTGGCAGGAGCAGGATTGGGAGGATTACGATTTCTGGCACACTGTAGATTATCTGATTGAGGGTAACATTCCTCCAAGGATTGCAGAGTTTGTGACTAGTTTACCGTTTTATATTCCTGAACAGGTGGAGGTTTTCTAGTTGGGTTCGTCTTTGTTTGGTTGGTGCATGACTGGTCAGCATAATGTTTGTGTAGTGAAAAGTTCAACGATAGTGTGTGGCTGTGAATGTCACCAGAGTGGAGGTAATAATGTGGTGTGACACTAATGAGAGAGAGTTTACTTTCTATCCTTGGGGGTTTACTCATTCGTTTGTGACTGTGCGTGCCGAGTCTGAGGCTGAGGCTAAAAGGGTTGCGGATGATTTTGTTTATAACGGTATCCCGTCTGGGATGATTGTGGCTTACGGTTAGGAGTGTATTGTGTCGAAGTTTCTTGAGAGTGTAAAGGTTGCTCGTATTCGTGAGAAGGAGGCTGTGAATGTTGCTAAACGCAAGTTTCAAGAGTTCCTTGCTAAGGAAACGGAAACCGCTCACGCTGAGGTTGTGTCAGCTGTGAGGTTGGCTGTGTTGAATGGTGAGTCTGCTCGCCAGATTGGGTTAGCGTATGGTTCTACTGACCCCTATACGATTCGTAGACTGATTGCGGAAGCGACAGCGAATAACGAGTTGGTGGACACTAAGTCTCATCCTGACTGGTTGCTAACTAGGTTGGATGATGAACGGTTTACTATTGAAGTTTTCAGTATCGGTGACACTGGCCTGTCTGGTAAAGCGGTGTGTGTGTTGGATGATGATGGTGAAAACTTTACTGTTGTTGATGGTGATTTGTGGATTCAGGTGCAAATGTATCGTTTAGGGTATCATAAGCAGGCTGTTAGAGAGTTTATTGGAGGTTCAAATGGTTGATGATTTTGATGAAGTTGTTGAGGAAGTTTCTGCTGTTGCGGAATATTTCACTGAGTTGACTGGGCGTAGCATTGATGCTGGTGTTGATGCTGATTTAGATATTTGGATTGAATCGTCTAGAACGAATGGTCGGGAATATTTGGAGAGTGTCAATGAGGTGGAGCGCAGGTTGCGTTTGCTGTATTCTGATTTGATTCTTGATGATGAGTATGATAGTGGGTTGGATGCTTTTTGAGTGGACTCCTTGCTGTAATATTGTTTAGTGTTTGGTTTTACAAGTTTAGGAAGGAGTTGCGTAATGAGAAACAAGTTGCAGCCTCTCGTGTTAGAGGAGCGTCAGCTGAAGGTAGTCGAGAGGATTATCTCAGAACCTACTCGTTCGGCACTCAACGCATCTTTGATGGGAACGGGCAAGACTCTAATATCAGTAGAGGTGGGTCTTAGGCTTGATGCACAGACTGTGCTGATTGTTGCACCGCTCAACACTTACTGGGGTTGGTGGGATACTTTGGCTCGCCAGACTGGATATGGTAAAGAGTTGCGCAGGATTGATTCATCGAAGGCTGGTTCTTTAGTGATGCATGATTTGCGTAATGGTGTTGCTGGTTGGTATTTTATTGGGCGTGAATATTTCAGGTCGAAGGATTGGACTGGTGTTGTGCCTGACTTGGCTTTGATTGATGAATGTCATTTCGCTCAGAACCGTAACAGTAAATCGTTCAAGTCTTTGATGAAGTTGAAGGCTGGTTTCAAAGTGTCTATGTCTGGCACACCGTTTGGTAACAAGTTTGAAGGGTTTTGGGCTGTAACTAGATGGTTGTGGCCTGATAAGATTCCTAAATCGTTTTGGACTTGGGTCACTGAATGGTGTGACACTGGATGGTCACCGTTTAGTTACAGTGAAATCAATGGTGAGAAGAGGCCGGGCGCGTTTGTGAAATCGTTGCCTTGTTATGCTCGTCTTGAACCTAACCATAATCTTGAAGTGGTTGAGGAGACTAGGTTTGTTGACCTTGTGCCTTCGCAACGCAAGATTTATAACCAGTTCGAAAAGGATTTGGTTGTATGGTTGAAGGATAATCCGATGGTTGCTGAAGTGCCTATCGCTGCTCGTATCAGGTTGCGTCAGATTACTTTGGCTACACCTTCGATTGTTGATGGTGAGGTTGTGTTTGAGGCTGATGCTGTGTCAACTAAATATAAAGCATTGTTGGAGATTATTGAGGATAATCCTGATGAGCCGATGTTGTTGTTGACAGATAGCCAAAAGTATGCTAAACTGGTTGCTGACCGTTTGGGCGTGAAAGCGTTTGAATGGTCTGGCACTAAGTCACAGAAACAGCGTGAGGAAGCTAAGCAAAAGTTTTTGCAGGGTGAAATCAAATATATTGTTGCTGTGATTCCGGCGATTGCTGAGGGTGTTGACGGGTTGCAGGATGTGTGTTCAACTATTGTATGGTTGTCGCACAGTGACAGTAATCTGATGAATCAGCAGGTTGTTGACCGTATTCGTAGGCGTGGACAGAAGCAGATTGTGAAGATTTACGATATTGTTGCTCGTGACACTTATGATGAAGGACAGTTGTCTTCACTGGTGGAGGCGCAGTTGAAAATGAATGAATCGTTAAGGAAAGGTTAGGTTATGTTAGAGTTTATTGTTTATGTTTCGTTGACTGGTTTGGCTATATATTTTGCTTACGGTGCTGGCTATTCGAATGGTATTGATGATGGTTGGGAGCAGGGAACTTCGTTTGAGAGGAGATGGAACGATGTCGATTAGCCCTGAGGTTATTAACGGTTATTTGGAGTGGCGTAGGGATAAGGAGTTATATCCTCCGCTATGGTCAGCTGAGGAGTATGTTGAGGATTTGTTGAAGTCTGATGCTCGTGACAAGTTGAATATTATTTATGCATTGTTTGAGGATGAGGATGAAAACATTTTGGAACAGATTAGGGAGGTGCTGTTTTAATGTCTGAGGTTTATGGTAAACTGTTGGCTAGGTTGGAGTCGGAACTTATTCCTGAGTCTATGCTGTCTGATATTGAGTATGTTTGGAATCATGCTGTGAGGCGTGTTATTGAGATTGTGAAGGAGGAGTTGGATGAGTCAATACGAGTGGGAGCAGGCTGATAAACATAACCCTTGGGGTAAGAAGCGTGTTCGTGGTTCGCATTGCTCTAAAGGTCACGAGTTCACTGAGGATAACACTTTCATTCGTGCATATGATAATGCTCGCGTGTGTCGTGAGTGTCGTAAACAGTATGCTCGTGAAAAGTATCAGCGTAACAAAACAAAGAATGGAACTGGTCGGGCTAAGAAAGATAAGGTGGTTGCTTTTGAACTGCCTGAGTCGGCTCGTGTAAAGGATGAAGCTGCAGGTTTGTGGCGACAGTTTCAGGATGAGTTGCGTGACATTGAAACACCTTGTAAGATTGCTGGGCCGGAGTTCTTTGCAGATAATACTCATTGGATTACTGATGATGAAGCTGAAGAGATGTGTCATGGTTGCCCTTTACTAAAGTTGTGTTACGATTATGCTACTGCACAAGGTGAAGTGGCTGGTATCTGGGGCGGGATTCGCTTCGGTGACAGGGAGGAGGCTCTTTTTGAGTTTGACTGATAACGAGGTTAAGGCTTTAACTGTGGGTTTGTTTAAGCAACAAACTGATAGGGATAAGCAACGCAAGGTTGGTGCGTCACAGATTTCTGACCCTTGCACTAGACATTTGGCTAAGGCTTTGCTTGCAGAGCCTGAACCTGAGATTAAATACTGGTTGGGAGGTAAGATTGGAACCGCTATCCATTCACTACTTGAACACAGCATTGCTAACTCTGATACAGATTTGTTGGCTGATGCTCTTGTGGAACAGAAAATCACGCTGGGCGAGATTGACGGTTATGGCGTTGTCAGTAGTAAGCCTGACCTTGTATTGCCTAGTGTTCGGCATCTGATTGACTGGAAGACTTCTTCTCGTGATAAGGTGAAGAAGATGCAGAAGGTTCTTGATGGCCTGTCTGAGGATGCTTCAACGATATACACTTTGAATAAGTATGTTGGTCAGGCTCAACTGTATGCTTGGGGTTTGAACAAGTCTGGTGTGCCTGTTGATAAGGTTTCGTTGGTGTTCATTAATCGTGATGGCACTTACGAGAATGATTTGTGGGTTTATTCGATAGAGTATGATGAGGAACTTGCGAATCTTTTATGGGTGCGCGTGTCGAACTTGTGGAATGAGCTAAAGTGTGGTAAAATACCTGAGGATTATGAAGCTAACAGTAGTTGCTTCAAATGTTCTGTCGGGATTTGACACGCCGATAACTGGAAATGTTTTGTAGCAGTAATCATATGTGGTAGAATGTCTATCTACTACACGAACTAAGGAGGATATAAAATATGGGTAACACTGATTTCCCCGCTTTGTCTTTCGCTAAGGCGATTCATAAAGCTGAACAACTAAATATGCCAAAAACCATTCTGCTTTACGGTGACCCGAAGCGTGGTAAAACTTGGCTCGCTGCATCGGCTGCAGAGGTGAAGGAGATGTCTCCTGTGCTTCTGATTGATGTTGAGGGTGGAGGTTCTGCTATTGCTCGTGACTGGAAGGATGTCGATGTTGTTAATGTTGGCACTCATGAACAGTTGGTTGCTGTGATTGACGAACTGTTGAACAAGCCTCACAACTATCGCACAGTTATTATTGACACTCTTGGTGTTGCGATGGATAGGGCTGAAAAGTTTTTTGGTGAAAAACCTGAGAACGCTAACAACAAGTTCGGCAAGTGGGGTGACCTGAAGAACTGGGTCAATGACACTGTTCGTGCGTTGCATGGCGCAAAGTTTGTCTCTATCATTATTGCTCACGCACAGGATGAAAAAGATGACAACACTGGTGCAGTGAAAACTGTGCCAATGCTTCCGGGGTCGGCTAAGGCCACTCTGCCAGCAATTCCTGACATCATCGGTTACATGACCGCTGAAGTCACTGAGGAGGGTGTTCAGCGTGTGCTGATTTGCCAATCTTCTGACAGGCTGGTGACGGGTAACCGTTTCGGTCTGCCACCTAAAATCTATCAACCAACGATAGGTAAAATCATTGAACTAATCAAACAAGGAGGTAAATAACATATGAGTAACATCTCATTCAACATTACAGCAGAGGCTCTAGCAGCGAACACTAGCACCGATTATTCGCCAGTGCCTGCAGGTTCATACAATGCTACTATTTTCGACATCAAGTCGGAAACGGTAAAGTCTGGGCCGAACGAGGGTAAGCCTCGTTTCAACATTCAGTTCCGTATCTCTGAAGGTCAGCACGAGAACCGCCGAGTCTTCGGTCTGGTGGCTCTTTATGTTGCTGGTGACTTTTGGAAGACGCAGAGTTTCTTCTCCGCTCTCGGTTACGATTTGAAGTCTGGTAAGTTTGAAGTGCCAGAAATCAACGAACTGTTGGGTAAGCCGATTGGTGTTCGTGTCAAGATTGGTAAAGACCAGAACGGTGAAGACCGTAACGAGATTGCCGGTTTTGACAAGCCAGCTAAGGGTAGCGTTGCTGACCTTCTGGCTGAGACTCTAGGTGCTAAGCCTGTGTCTGACGAAGACCTTTGGGCATAGTCTAAATGGGCGCAGGCTGGCATCCTGTTTAATCACTGCCACAAGCCCCAGCTAGGTGCATCCGCTTTCCCTCCTCTTCTCTCCTCCTTCAGCGGATACCTGTTCGATTCAGGTGTGGGGCACTAACCTAGTCACTACTAAATGATTCTAGACAATCGTTGGTGGTGGGCTAGAGGGTTCGCTACCCTGACCGGCCCGGCGGTTGTGTTTCCGGGTTTTGCCTCAATAGCTCATCTGGTAGAGCAACGCACTTGTAATGCGTAGGTGGCGGGTTCGAGTCCTGCTTGGGGCTCAAGCAGCAGGTTATCCTCCGACATAGTTGCTCGGAACATGCTTGCTGCGTTGCAGGAATCCCGCAAGGGTGACCCGCCTTGTGACAGAGTGTCTTTTTGGAATGGGAATACCCGCTCGGAGGCACTCTGTTGCATTGGGGCATAGCTCAGATGGCAGAGCGTTCGGCTGTTAACCGAAATGTCGCAGGTTCGAGCCCTGCTGCCCCAGCAAACATAAATATCAAAGATAGGAGGAAAATGAAAACAGGAGAGTTCTTTGACGCAATCTTCGGTTCAGGTCAAGGCATTGCTACACTCGTAACTAAAGGTGTTACAGGTGAGTTGACTGAGCAGCGTTTCTTTAAATACCCTGAGCAGCGTGATGACATGATTGCACACGCAACCGCTAAGGCTGGTGACGATGTGTATTTCTCGCCAATCCTTTTCAACGCTGAACGCCGAATCAAAGAGAACGCTAAAACAGTGTCAGTTATTTACGCTGACGCAGACACTTGCGCGCCTGAAAATTTCCTACTTCAGCCTTCTATCTCTGTGCAAACATCGGTAGACCGTTGGCACACTTACTGGATTCTAGATGGCGAAGTTGAACCACAACAAGCTGCCCTAGTGTCTAAGAAAGTAGCCTATGCACACTCACACCAAGGTTGCGACAAGTCAGGTTGGAACACCACTAAACTGTTGCGTGTGCCAAACACAACTAACCGCAAGCGTGAACCATACGCTATCACCGCAATCAACACTGGGCTAGTTTACAACCTTGATGACTTCGACCTGCACTACGGTGATGTTGAAGTTGAACCGATTCGTGAACTGTCACTAGAGGCGCTGCCTTCAGGCTGGCCTGACCTTATGCCGACAATGGCTAAGTTGCAGTCTAACCCTGAAATCATCGGGCTATATCTTGATGAGCCTTCAGGTAACTCTGACATGTCGAAACTTCTATGGAAGCTCGAGATTGCACTGTTCCGTCAAGGCCTCACTAAAGAAGAAGTGTTTGTTGTTACACGCAACGCGAAATGCAACAAGTATCACAGCCCTCTACGCCCTAAGCGTGTAGATGCTGACGGTGACTTGTGGCGTGAAGTTCAGCGTGCACACATCTCCTTCCTTGAAGAAGAAGGTGACGCACAGCAACCACTAGACCTAACCGATATCACTCTCAATGACACGAAGCAGATTGAGAAGCCATCGTTTATCACTCAAGTTGAGCGTAACGATGTTCTCAGCCACCGCACATTCATTGACGATTATCGTGACTGGGCTATGAGCAAAACTGACGGTGCAGTGCAGTATCAGATTGCGAGCGCCTTCACACTACTATCATCAGTGTTTTGTGACATCGGTTATGCTGTGCCAAAGTTCGGCAAGATGGGTCTCAACCTGTGGTTTATGGTGCTAGGTGAAACAACCCTAACTCGTAAATCAACAAGTCGCAACCTGATGCTACGCGCAGTGCGTGAGTTTGAAAAATATTCAGGCTACCAAATCGACATCGGTTCGGATGCTACACCTGAAGGTGTAACTAGCATCCTTGCTGAGCGTGACGGTAAAACCTCGCTCCTGCACCGCGATGAAGTTCAAGGCATGTTTAAAGATTTTATCAACAAAACATACATGGCCTCAGCTGCTGAGCGTTTCACAGAACTTTATGACGGGCATGTGCCTGTCGTTATTCGTTCATCGAAAGGCAAAGCGCAAACTGAGCGTGCTGAAACAAACTTCATCATGTATCTGATGGGTATCACCAGCAAAACTGCTGATGTTCTCACAACTGAATATTTCCGTAGCGGATTCTTGGCGCGTTTCATTTATGTCACAGCACCAACACCACCGCGAACTAAAGAATCGGAAGACATTCAGCAAGCAGATGAATATGATGTTGTTGTTCGTGACGAAGCTCTCGACTGGATGATTAAAAGCCTATACGATAGTGTAGCGTTTTGGCAGAAGAAAGGCTCACCAAGCCCGCGACCTGTGCGTCTAAGTCAAGCAGCGTTGGAACGGTTCAACTTGTTCAAATGGGAGATGGGTAACTGGGCTGAGAATCATCCAGAGAAAGAATCCATCGAACCTTCGCGTCAGCGTCTAGCATTATCTATCTGGAAGTGCGCTGTGCTTCTCGCAATGTATGAGAAGTCGGAGCAGGTAGAGTTGAAGCATATGCTTACAGCAATCTACTATTCAGAGGATTGGTTCTGGAATCTGGTGCAGATGGCTGGAGCAATCTCAGCGTCTGAATGGCAGCGTGATGTTGACCGTCTTGAAACTGTAGTCACTGAGCGTGGCGGTCGTATCCGTTACGAAGAGGCTTACAAGAAGTTCAGCAACAAGCGTAAGCGTGAGTTTGATGAAATGGTGGAAGCACTCATTTCGCAGGCTAGAATAACTAAAACAATGGAAGCACAGAAAGCATATTTGGAGGTGGTTGGATAATGAATAGACAAGAAGAAATGCATTTAGCTCAAGCTTTGAGCGAGGCTATCTGGTTGCGTGACCATGCAGAAAACATGGATAGGCAACAACTGTTTGATGCTGTAGTGTCGATAGGAGAATATAAACTTTTCTCTAACAGGCAAATCTCAGCAATCACAAACGGTTTAGTAACACACAAAATAGTTGGTGAACTGATTGGTAAGAAGAATAAGACTGGAGGTAATTTAAATGTTGGCACTTTGGATATTCTTCGGAACATTCTATATTCTCGCGCTAATCATCGGACTGACTATAATCTGGTTCGTGACGCGGTTGGATTGGGAACCTCTCAAGGTATGGTTTCTAGACTTACTGGAGTCACTCAAAGTAGCATTAGTAAGCGTTTGGATAAAGATAAGTAATGGCTGACCCTTACAGTAAGAAAGCAAAGTATTGGGAAATTGTTACTAATGATGATGCTGTCAAGTTTCATGCTGCAAGGTTTGAGAATGGGCAGCGTGACCAGTTAGCTAAAATGTGTTTCACGCATATCCAACATGATAAGCAGAAAAGTGTTTATGAAAAGTTTCAGGAGAGGAGTCAATAATGTTAATGTTATCGCTAGACCCGGGAGGCACTACAGGTGCAGCGTTGGTTCAATATTTTGAGAATGAACAACCAGAGCTGAAGTGGGCTCGACAGATTCCTAACGGTTTGCAAGGTTTCCTTGACTTCCATTGGGATGAGTTGTTGAGTTACGATATTGATGAGATTGTGTGCGAAAACTTTACACTGCGTGAAGGCGTGTATGGTGCAGACTTGTCACCTGTATATATTATTGGCGCGTTAGAGGCATTGTATGAGCGTGGTCGCACACCAATCACTTATCAGCCTCCAAGTTCTAAACCTTTGTGTGATGATGACCGCTTGAAGCGTATCGGGATGCACTCTAAAGGCCGGCCACACGCTAACGATGCGGTCAGACACGCTATAATTTACCTTAGAAACAAGCTACACAAACCGACACTACGATTAGGATGGAGTTCAGAAGATGAGTAAATGTAAAGTCTGTGAAACTATTCCGGACAACCCACAGTTACTGGCCGATATCAACAACTCTGACCTGAGTAGTCGTGCTGTCGCTGACAAGTGGGCTTTGTTTGGTAAAACCACAGTGAACAAGCACCGCACAACCTGCACTGGGAAGCTCTCAGAGGCTGCTGGTGACCATCAAGAAGTCATCTGGAATGGTGACAAGGGGGAACTGCGCACAGGGTCTCTAGAGGCCGATATTAACGGTATGAGCCATGACCAGATTCTTCGAATGTTCGGGCACGACCCTGAAAAGGTTGAAATCTCGACCGTCATTTGGGAAAAGCATCGCCAATACTTTAGCCGAGACCTAAACAAGATGCTGTGGAAGCACAGCTACTCGTTCGGGCTAGTGAAAAAGCACGAAAAGGTTACCGCTGAAGTTATTGATGCTGTCGCTTTGATGAACTCTATCGAAGCTAATCCTCGACCAGTAGTTGCACAGAATGGTGGCACACAGTCAACATTCTGCCTCGACTGGGCTGACTGGCAGATGGCTAAACTTGAAGGTGGCGGTTCTGCAGGTTTGATTGAACGCCTACAGCAAGCATTTGACGCTGCTGAAGAACGCATCGGTGAACTGCGCACTATCGGGCGTGCACTCAACGAGTTGGTAATCTTCGGCGGAGGCGACATGGTTGAAGGTTGCGTAATATATCCGAACCAAAGCTACGAAATCGATGACCACCGCAGAGGTCAAATCAAAAACACTGTAGCAATGATTATTAAAGGCATCAAACAACTAGCGCCACACTTCGACACTGTGCGTGTAGTAGTAGTGCCCGGAAATCATGGCGAACACCGCATCAACGGTAACCGCACAACAATCGGTGACAATGATGACCTGCTCGTGTTTGAGATGGCACAGTTAGGAATCGAATCAGACCCAGCATTTAAGCATGTGTCTTTTGAGATTGCTGACCGCGAAATCTCAATCACCACCAAAGTTCAAGGCTGGACTTATGGATTAACTCATGGAGATGTTTACGGAAAAACTGGTGGAACAGGCGTCCGAAACAAAGTCTTCAACTGGTTTAAAACTATGGCTGGAAACCGACACGCTATCGGCATGTCGGATGTGTTGCTAACACACCACTTCCACCATGACGCGATGGAAGATTGGGGTGCAACTTTATGGGTTCAAAATCCAACAATGGATGGTGGAAGTCACTATTTCAAAGAAGCAACAGGGCACGACACGAAACCGGGAATGAACAGTTGGGTGGTTACCCCGCTGGAGCGTTTTCAGGACAAACAGGTGTTACGCTAGAATATTACACTGAGCAAATGTTTAACAAAGATATGAACATTGTGCTCAACATACAGTTCGCTTGTGCGTGCGGTGAAGAAGTATACAGGTTAAGCAATGAAGACAGTTTCGGCTGTCTTCATTGCGACTCTGTATGTTTAGAACCAATGTGTGACAACTGTATAAACTTGAACCAAGTTGACAGGTTCGCGGAAGATGAAGAAGATGAGGAAGGTGAAGACGATGCCGATATATGATTACAAATGTGGTCAAGGCCACATGACTGAAATCAAACTACCAATGTTGCAAGAAACTCCAGCAAGCACACCATGCTCAAACTGTGGGAGTGTCGCTAAGCGAGTATTCACTACACCTGTGGTAGAATTTAAAGGTAACGGATTTTATTCAACAGATAAAAAGATTACGATTGGAGAATAATGCCATATTATATTACTAACAAACATCCAGACTGCAAGAGCGGTTGGGCTACCGTAAACAGTGACTATGAACTTAAAGGATGTCACGAAACTAAGCAAGGTGCAATCGACCAAATGGTTGCAATTTCGCAAGCTGAAAAAGTTGAGCCGGGTGGCACATTCCCTAGAGATGTGAAGAGGGAATCCATCTTTGCTGAAGCTGCAGACAACACCTATAACCCACCTCAGGGCGTTCAGAACGCTGCTAAGCGGGCTTTGAAGTGGATTAGCGAAGGTAAGGCCGGTTCAGGGTTTACTAGCGTTGGTCGCCGGCGTGCAGCGCAGCTGGCTTCTGGCGTAGCTGTGAGTCGTGACACTGTAGCACGCATGAAATCATATTTCGCGCGACACAATGTTGACAAGAAAGCTACAGGTTTCAACTCTGGCGAAGAAGGCTACCCGTCACCGGGTCGTGTCGCTTGGGATGCTTGGGGTGGCACAGCTGGGCAGGCATGGGTTAACCGAATAAATTTAGAAGATAAATAAACAACTGTAAGGAGGATAAATGGGCGAAATAAAATTCAGGTCAGACATGACTGTGCAACTCGTCAACTCAATGGCTGACGATAACGCGGTAGTAATGGCTGCTCGAGTATCGACAGGCGCAACTAGCGGTTACGATGTAGTTAAAGATATGGGCTTAATTAACTATCTAATGCGCGACAGGCATGGCTCCCCATTCGAACACAACGCTTTCACTTTCTACATTGAAGCACCAATCTTCGTGTTCCGCGAGTTCATGCGTCACCGCATCGCTTCATACAATGAAGAGTCAGGCCGATATAAAGAACTTGCACCAGTGTTCTACTACCCTAATGCTGAGCGTAAACTTGTGCAAGAAGGCAAACCGGGAGCTTACACTTTTGTTGAAGGAACACCAGAGCAGCACGCACAAATACAGGATGCTATCGTAGACACTTCAGAACACGCATACGCGGAATATAAGTGGCTGCTAGGTAACGGTATTGCTCGTGAGATTGCTAGGTCTGTGCTGCCTGTAAACATTTATAGTTCAATGTATGTGACTATGAACGCTCGTGCATTGATGAATTTTCTAAGCTTACGCACAACACATCCTGACAGTAAAGTGCCATCGTTTCCGCAGCGCGAGATTGAAATGGTTGCTGAGCAGATGGAGAAGTTCTTTGCTGAAAAGATGCCTGTAACTTATGCATCATTTAACCATAATGGAAGGGTAGCACCATGAGTGAGTCAGACAACGCAAATGTAGAGGCTCTTATAAGGCAAGTTATTGAATATACTCAAAAACATCCTATGCATAAGGCTTTAGCAATTATCGAGAATTACTGTGATACGAATCATTCGTGGGTAGATAAATGTGACTGCCCAATTTTGATGCGACTTATCAAGGGAGAGAACAAGTGAGCAGAGCAAATCTTACGGTCAGATTCGCAGATGGCACTATTCGTCACGGCCTTTACTGCGGAACAAGTGACATAGTAATGTCACCGCTATACGACACGCCTGCTGAAGCGTGGGATGTTTACACAAACTTTCGACCTGATGCTTGGGGAACAGACGAGCAGTTTGCTCGTTATCGTGGGGCTAAAGGGCAACCAGTCGAAATCTTTACTGACTATGGTGGCGGTTTCTGGTGGCGTGGTGAAGCATTACCTGAATGGGTTACTGACGGTATTGAGCCTTATGAAATTGAATACTTTGATGGAGTGCCTGATTGGGCAAAGGGAGAGAACAAGTGAGCAAGTTTAGAGGCATGGCATGGCCAGTTGACATGACCAATGATGTGACCCTCAATCAGTTCCGCCCTTATGAGGATTCGGATGAAACTCACTATTGGATTGACATTCATGGGGTCAGGGTTCCGCTTACCAAGAGCCAGTTCATAGCGATGCATGATGCGAGGATTCAGCTTTGGGATAAGGCAAAGTGGCACACTGAGCAGCACATTATCAAAAAGCTAGAAGTCCTATGGCAGAAAACACAAGGCACAGACATCCCAGCTGTTGTAGTTTTGCCAGAGGCTATCGCTCTTATCAAGGGAGAGAACAAGTGAGCGACCTAGTAAATCATCCACCACACTACACCAGTGACCCAAGCGGTGTAGAGTGCATCCAAATCACTAGACATCGGAACTTCAACATTGGCAACGCTATCAAATATTTGTGGCGTGCAGGATTGAAAGACGACAAGAAAGAAATAGAAGACCTTCGTAAAGCTTTATTCTATATTCAAAACGAAATAGATAGACTAGAAGGCAAGTAAAACAAAACCCCCAGCCATTTACGGTTGGGGGTTTTGCCTTGTCGGGTATATTATCCTAAGGGATAAAGACTGTAATAAGCGAAACAGCAACAGCTGCAATCGCCAAAAGTAAAGCAATAGTGCTCGCCTTATTAGCACGCTGAGTCTTCAACTCTTTAACATCCAACTCAATTTCATTAATACGCTCATCTTGAGCGTCTAACTTCTTTTCCATGCGTTCTTGCGACTCCCTGACGGAGCGCATCCCCTCTTCCAAGCGACCTAAAGCAACATACAATTCTGGCGACTGGTCAGACATTACTTTTCTGACTCCTCAACATGTTTCTGAACCGCATCCTGTGTAGCTTTAGCCACATCGTCAGGGGTGACACTACCAGTTACAGCAATAGCGTAACCGATAGCACCAATAATACCAAGCATCAAAGTAACCCAAGCAATAAGAATACCTGTGAATGGGCTGCCAGTGATTACTGCACCTGAACCTGCTGCACCGCCAAGGATGAACAGGAACACGCCGAAACCTCGCCAAGCGAGAGTGCCGACAACAGCAAAAATTTCATTCATGCGTTCACGCATTTTTATCCAATCCCGCCCATTATCTTACTCTATTCTATCTTACTTAGGAAGCTTTGTTTCCAGCGCCTGCACCATGAATGTCATGGTTTGGGATTGGGTGCACAACATCATCCTTATCGGTTGCTGCTTTAGCTTTCTTAATAAGCGCATCCTTGTGACGGGCGTGCTTAATGAATTCGATAGGGTCGTAGAAACCTGAACCGTCAGCAGTCCAACGATAGACTTTGCCTTTGCAAACTTCCCAGTGGAGGTGTTCGCCAGTTACTTCGCCTGTCGCGCCTTGCTTACCTAGCGGAGTGCCCGGCATGACAACTTGACCAACTTTGACAGCGATAGAGCCTTTACGCATGTGTCCGTAAACCATTACAACCCATTCGCCATGAATCTGATAACGCACCATAACATGGTAACCGAAACCGCCGGGTTCACCGTTAGCTAGTTTACGCTTTGATGGGCCTGCGAAAATGACGCGACCGCGAGCTGATGCTTCAACCCAGCTGCCGGGTGCTGCTACTAGGTCTACACCGTTGTGGTGTTTCTTTGTTTTCTGCACAGGGTGCACACGCCATCCGAAGGGGCTTGTTACTGCTGGCAGTTTGTCAAAAGGGTATTGAATCATTTTATTCTTTCTATACTGGGTATGCGAAGCTTAGTTGGATGCGGTCGCCCACAGCCCATGCTTCAGTTAGAGGGTTTCCTGTTGTAGTCCTTGGAGGGCTTAGGAGACCGTTTGTGCCTTCAAACATTGGTGTTACAGTCATGGCGCTCATATACATTGCTGTTCCAGAGTGTGAGGCTCCAGTAGATGCGTTAAAGAACAGGCACTCTCCAGCTATCTTCTGCCTTGCTGGGCTAGTTCCATAGTTAGCGTAAGCTATAGGCAGGGTAAAGATTGGATAGTTCGATGTTACTGTTCCAGTTCCAGACGAGCTTCCAGTTGCGCCATTCGATACAGTGAATGTTGTTGAAGTTGTTGATACAATCGTAACATTTGTTAGATTGTATTGAGTTGTTGAAAAGCCTGTGATGCTAACTTGCTGGCCCGGAACGAAAGGGTGGCTAGATAGCGTGTAAGTGACAATGCTTCCGTTACCTGAAGCCACTGTTGCAGTAGCAGTAGACAAGAAAGCGTTAGTGGTGTTTGTGATAGCATAATCCACTTCGACATAGCAGATGCCACCAGAGATAGTATAATAAGCGCCCGGCTCTGATTGTGCAGTAGTTCCACCAACGCCACCAAGTGCTGAAGTGAACCCAGCTTTAGGTCGCTGTAGAATCTTCCACGAAGTGGCACCGCTGTCATAAAACCAGATTTCGTTAGTGTCAGTCTGGAAACAGAGGCTGCCATCAACCATACCTGTAATAGCGTTACGGGCTGCAGTGTTTGCTGCAGTGTAGTTGTAGAATTGTAGAGTGTTAACTAGCGCAGTGTTCACGCTAGTGGTAACACTGTTGATAGTGGTAGCGAAGCTAGTGATAACATCGCTTGTTGCTAGTGTCGTTAAGCCACGACTTGTAGGTGTGCCCGGCATTAGATTAGACCTTCCAAATTAGTGATTTGTGAACCGCATGGGCCACAAAAGATTACAGGCATTTCGCCTTCAACTTTAACAGTAAATGATACATTATAATTGTAACATTCTACTGTTTGACATGAGTAAGTATATTCTACCATTAGTTCTCCACAGCTATAATATTTATGGTTGTTGAAACAGTGTCGCTGCGGAAAACTCCAACCTCAACCTGTGTAGCGTTAGTGTTTGCTGGGTTCACCCACACTTGGCTAAAGTTGCTACTGTAGGCAGTATTGTTTGATACAGTAATTTTTGGCGTTCCGCTAAACAATCCTGCAGGGAAAGTAACAATGCTGTAGGTTGCAACGCCGGGAGTCGGAGTAAAAGTCGTTGACCCAGACCAGATGGCGCGAGCCTGTGTTGACTGCTTCTGCTCTAAAGCGTTCAGCCTTGCACTGTTTAAAGCTATCTGCCCGTTAAGAAGCGAATTGCTGATGCTATTATTTGCTGCTTTCAAAGCAACAATGTCAGCATCGTGCCCTTTAATAATGTCCACTACTGTGCGAACCCATTCCATCATGTTTGACGGAGCATTGCTTAAAGGAATTTTTTTCATTATCTCACCAACGGAATTAAAGACCAGTCACTTATAGTATATCCTGAAATCTTAGCATCAAGCGTTGCAATGGTTGAACCAGTCCATACACCGTCAAGGTCTGAAATTTTTGTGGCAGGAACTGCTGATACTGAAATGTTAGGGTAGCTTACTGAAGCGGTATCAACTTTATATTTGTTATAGTTATGGACAAAAGTAATTCGGTCGATGTCGCTGAACGAATATTTGGTTGCAAGGTCGCTAAAGTTTGCTGTTAGTTCTGGTTTTGCTTCGAAAGCTGCAGCGTAATAGTTTGCGTTAGTTGCAGTTAGCGCATCGTAAACGAATGGACTGTCAACTTCGGTGTTATAATCGGTGGCAGAGTTTTTGCCGACAGAGATTTGCTCTGAAGATTCTGACCGCAGAAGCCCTGCGCCAGCGATAACTAGCGATGATACTATCTCGCCAGTCAAATTCTCTACAGCAAGCTTGTAAGGGCCTTTAAACACCGAAGTGAAGTCGGGGTCGCTAGGTGCGATTATTGATAAAACTGTTTGAGTGTTTTTGCTTTCAGCTCCAGTGTAGATGCCTGAGCCACCGCCGGCTGCTATCCATGCTGCTGCAGGAATTGGCACACCATTCGCATCAATGATTGAAAAGAAGCTGCCAGTAGGCCTAGTGTATGGTGCACCAGCATCAGTGTATTGTTGATTAGTTACAAACTGAAAAGCTACTGCAGGGTCAACAATAGAACCGGGGTCGATAGAAACAATATCAACATTAGGCGTATCTAACACGATTGTTGCTGTAGTGTTTGCGTCAACTTCAATAATGTCAGTTGGGTCATAATATAGCACAGCATTGTTTGAGCCGACACCAACAAATGAAGTGTTGTAGTTTTTTACAACAACAGACCTTGCAGGTTCTTTAGTTGCTGCGCTAATACCAACAGGCAGGTAGCTTGCGTCAATAACTGTTTCTGTCATGTCAGCAAAATAGAAAGTATCGTCAGTGGCCCAGAAACGCATACGGTAAATGGCGCACATTTCTTTAATCTTAGCTAAAAGATTGCCAGACCATGAAGGAATGTTTACTACAGGGTTTGCAGTTAGACCACTGTAATCTAGTGTAGTTCCATTGTAAAGGTTGACCCCATAAAAATAGTATGAAAGTGCGTTCTTTAGAGTGTATTGGTTTAGGCCACCAAAATATGCGCCACTATCATTTAACCCGATGTTTCCAGTAAACCATCCTGAACAAGTTTTAGCATCGAAGTCAGTGTCAAGGTATGAAACAATAGTTGAACCACCAAGAGTGACCATGTTGCTAGGGTCAATGCTGACAGTATTAACTTTGCCAGACATTGAACCCATCGCAGTATCAGTGACAGCGATAGTGTTATCTAGCATCACTTGCGAGTTGTTTGCGCTCGCAGACTTGTCAGCTTTAGCAACAGCAGAAATTGTTGTAGAACCGCCAGAATAGTCACCAAGAAGCAGCGGGCTTGCCGACACATCAACCTGCACAGAAACAAGATTGTCTGTGGTTGTTCCGTCAGCAAAAGCGCCACTACCTGTAGTTGTTACGCTAATGCCCATAGTTAATCAGTCTCCCTGAGAGTGGCAGCCATGCCGATTTGCCCGCTATTAATTGCTGAGCTGTAGTATTGGATTGTTGGTGAAGTTACGAACTCTAAAGCAGTAGTGCCACGACCAGACATGAAATTACCTGTCGGCTCGGATGCGCCAATGTTTGTGAATTCTGCGTTAATTCCATAAAGCCCAAAGTTATTTGGGTTTGATGTATTATTTTTACGAAGGTAAAGTTTTATGAAAGAATATGTTGCACCAGAAAATGATGTAATATATTTATCTGTATTCATTGTTGTGCTACCTGTAGCAAAAGTTCCTGTAACTATTTCACCAGTGGTGCGATTAGTTGCAACATATTCCATAGCTGGCGAACCTGCGCGGTTAGCCATTTTAAAACCTACCCAAAGTGTCTTGTCGCTTGGTATAATGATTTCCGCTAAAGGCACAGTGCTGCTGTATGCTGTTGCGCCAGCAGGTGTAAATTCTACAGGGTTTGCTGGATATCCAAAACTTGAGATGCGCTTCACTGTGCCACCGCTCACATAAGTTCCAGTGGCAGTATTAGTTATTGTGAAAGTGTTTGAACCAGATGGTGCAGTTGCGACAGTTCCAGTAATGTTGTATGCTACTGGGTTAACTCCGGTAATCTGCACAGTTTGCCCAACCATTAGAAAATGCCAAGTTGAAGTTGTTACTGTGACTGTAGTTCCGCTGCCAGTAATGCCTGTTACAGTTAGGTCACCTTTGACTCCGCCATTAACAAAGTTGGAATCAGCAATAGCGGGCCAACCGTCAGCAGTTAGCTGAGGTGCTGCAACATGAGGGGCGAGAATGTTTGTGCCACTGGCATAAGGGTCAACCCAATAGAAGGGGCCATCTCCATAAATGCCATCAGCAAAATTTTTGATAGTTTGCAAACTTTCGGCAGTCAAAGTAGAGTTGAGTGAGCCCACCCAGCTCATGTCAAAACGCCTGTGAGAGCCTTTAGAGCGGTAGCCGAAGCTGCGACCGTTCAGATAGACACCTTCGCTAGAAAAGCCCACTGACGAGGCGTTCATGCCCGTTAAAGGGGCAGGGATGTATGTTTGAAAAGTTTCGTTACCGAAATATACTTGACCTGCCATTATCCAATTCCATTCCTAGCCAAAACTCGGTTACCGTTGTTAGCCGATTCAGCAATAATTCTATCATTAGTGTAAAGCGCTACAGGCCTGTCAAGCACCTGCTGTAGTAGCGAACGGTCTGCTGGTGAAAGCTCGACCATGCGTGAACCGTCACCACCAACGCTACCGCCCATCATTGCGCGTGCAGCTAGAGGGTTAATACGCTGCTGGTTTACTGCGTTCATAAAGCCTGCACCATATCGGCGCACAGAAGCAGCGTTCATCATGAACTCGCTGTTCGAAGCCATGATAGGGATACTGTCACTTGTGCCAGAGCCCGGACCAGAAATCAAACCACCAGAGGCAAACTTTTTAATGTCAGCAATTTTAAAGTTTTTGTCAGGGCCGACATTTACAGTAGCACCCTTAGTTTTAAAGGGATTACCCATCGAGTCTTTGTTAGGGGTCGAACTGTAAACAAGTCGAACAGTTTTCTTGGTAGGGTCTTGGATAATTCCCTGCATGTAAAGGCCCTTAGGCATTTTAACAAAACTGTTATAAGGCACTTCAAGAGTCTTTTTGCCAATCACACCATTGTCAGAAATTCCAGTAACATAAGGGTTGTTGAAGCTTTCGCCAAGCTTCCCAACTTTACCAGTAGTGTTGCCTGCGCTACCTCGACCAGCCCAGCCACGCTCATCGCTGCTACTTGATGCAGTAATACCATTTTGGCCTATACCACCGCCAAGTTTAGAGTCGATTGTGACTGTGCCCTTAGAGTTATTCACTGAGTCTAGGAACTTTTGCAAAGCTTGCTTAGCTGGCTCCAGAGTCGCATCAATAGTTACTCTACGAGGCACGCCATTAACAATAGTAGTCATGCTATCAAACTGTTCAGAATACTTTTTAATATCCTCTTCAGATAGGTTCATAGCTTTCAACTGGTCAATAAAGCCCTGCTTAGAGCGAGTCACTGCAGCAGTAACTTCCTTCTGGCTCTTGCTGGTTTTGGCAACACCTTCAATGTAGGCGACATAGCCATCAGTCAACTTCATCACAGTGTCAAAGTTGTCACGACCAGCTTGAGTGTTCAAGTTCATTGTTCCACTCAAAAGCTCAGTATTGTAAGCAAGCTCTTTCTGCGATTCAGCAATTTTACCGTTCAACTCGTCAAGCTTCTTCTGAGTTTCTGCAGCGAACTGCACAGCGCCAAACTTAGTAGCAATCTGCAAGCGACCAAGAAGAGTGTCGCGTTCAGAAATGTTTTCAGTCAAAGAAGCTTTCAACTCTTTTACAGCATCTTTAGCGTCTTTAGCTTCTTTGCGAATGTCAGCAATCGTGTTCTTCATCTTGACGATACCAGATTCACGACCAAAAGTAAGTTCGCTCATGTCACTAAATACACTCATCAAATCTTTAGCATAATCTAGTGTTGTGCGAAGAGCTTCAGCAACACCACCCGAACCACCAGAGCCACCCAAAGCTGTGCCTAGACCATCAAGGAAAGAGAACAAGTCAACATCTGTGCCATCAGCAACTTTACCAGTAGCCTGAATAGCTCGGTCAATCATAGCAAAAGCATAAGCTCCAGTATAACCAAGCTCTTGCATCTTTACACGCAAAGCTGTAAGATAGTTTACAAAAGTCTGGTCATCTCCACGAGCCATACCTCGAATAGCGTCAATAGCTGAGCGCAAAGAAGATAGGCTATTACGACCAGCATCGCTCCACTCACTTAGCTGCCCCTTATTCTCTACAAGAGTTTTACCAAAACCATAGAGTGCATCCTGTGCGCTCAAGAATAGTTTGCTTTGCTCAAGGGCGAGGTCAACAATCTGTCGAAGTTCATCAGCGACAAGACCCAAAGCTTCAGCGTCTTTAATAGCAGCTTTGCGCTGCTCGTCAAGGCCAGCAGAAGACTCCTCTGCAGCATCTGCAGCTTCCATGAAACCAGAAATAATAGTTCCAAGTAGCACAACAATAGCACCAATACCAGTAGAAATAAGCGCATATTTGAAAGCTTTAGTAGCAACAGTAGCGACACGAGTAGCACCAGTGTATGCTTCAGTGGCAGCACCAGCAACTCCAAGGCTTGCAGATGCAGCACCGGCAGCAGCAGGCATGGTGAAAAGTAGACGAATAATGTTAGCCAAGTTAAACTCGGCACCGCCAAGCTCAACCCTAGCGGTAGCCACAGCTGTTCTCATAGCCAAGAAGCTACCAGCAGTCAAACCAAGACCAGCAACAAGAGTTAGCACAGTTCCAGTAATAGCTGTCAAAATTACAGCAATAGAACCAAGGCCTGCAGCGAGCCAACCAAATACAGGGTTCTCTGTAAGCTTACGGAAACCATCAGAAAGGAAAATTAGAATATCAACAATGCCCTTTAGCGGAGCCATGATAGCATCATTGCTAGAGAATGAAGCCATCAAGTTCTCGACAGAGTTCTTCAACATGTCAAGCTTAGACGCAAGGTCATCAGCAATAGTAGCATATGATTCATCAAGGAATGTGCCAGAAAGTCCAGCCTCTTTAGCAATACCAATCTGGTCAGTGACCTGCTGGAAACCTTCGCCAAGGGCAGTCAAGCCCTTAGAGACGCGAATACCTTCAAGGCCAAGCTGCGCAAGAGCACGAGAAGCATCAGGTGTCTTACCTAAGCCAGTTAGGAACTGTTGCCAAACTCGACCAGCTCCACCCTGCTTCTTATCGCTCCATCCATTAGCGAACTCTTCAGAAGAAATGCCAGCAATCTCAGCAAACTTATCTAGCTTCTCATTACCTACACCAAGTCCAGCAGAGAAACTTCTAGTGGCAGCATCCATTGCGTGGAAAGCCTGCACAAGAACACCACGAGCTTCTTCAGGGGCAATCTTAAGCGATGCCATAGCAGAAGACATACCAATAATTTCGCTGCTAGTTAAACCAGCAGCTTTACCAATAGCACCAATCTGACCAGCGGTATTAACAATCTGTTGTTCAGTAGCAGCCGACTTAACACCGACAGCAGCAATGGCTGAGCCAAGAGACTCGTATTGGTCAGCGCTCAAGCCTAGAAGGTTAGCAATCTTACCGAAACCCATAGCGGTTTCATCAACAGACATGCCAGAAATAGCCGAGAACTTAGCAACAGTAGCAGTGAATGTTGCAAGGTTATCGGCTTCAATACCTAGCTGCGCACCAAGCATACCAATCTTGGAAAGGTCAGCGAAAGTTACAGGGATTTGACTTGAAAGGTCAAGCAGTTCAGACTTAAGTTTTTTGAGAGCAGCCTCTGAACCTTCAACGCCAACCTGAGTTTTTTCAATGTTAGAGAAGGCGCGCTCTTGAGCAGCAGCAGCGGTTATAGATGCGGTAGAGAACTCTGTTAAGGCAGTTCCGGCCTGCTGCATAGCGCCAGCCACATCGTAAATAGCATAACGCAAAGTGATAAGAGTAGAGTTGTATTGCTTGGCAGCGGTTTCCGCTTCACGCATAGCCTTCTCGGAAGCTTTAACTTCCTTGGCAGCAACATTAGAAGGAATAGCTTGCTTGCCAACATCAGCGACACGAAGAATGTCACCCTTAAGTCCAGTGGCCTGTTTAGGTGTAAGCTGAGACATCGAGTCTCGACCCTTAGCTTTAAGCTGTTCAAGCTTAGTGATAAGGTCGCCAAGTTCTTTGCTAAGCTTCTTAGTCTCATTGGTGGCTGCAGCGCCAGAACGCGAAAAGGCATCTTGAAAATATTTAGCGACTTTCGTCATATTCTCGATGTCGCCCTTAGCGCCCCTCATACCACGAGTGAACTCGCCAATGTTCGCTTTGAGTTGCCACTCAATTTGCTGCGTATATTTACTCAAAATCCACCACCATAGTCGTAATCCTTATCTTATTCTATCGTGTCCGACAGGTCTTTATAGAATTGTTCCCTAGTGGGCATTGGGCTTCCGTCATAAGTGTAAGCCAAAGCGTAAGGGGTTTCGCCCGGTTTTTGTTTAGCGCCAGCCTTCTCCTGCTGTGCCTGCCAACGCTCAAGTTCGGCAGTTGCAAAACATATAGACTTCTTAACCTTGAAGCCAACATTTGAAGCGTTCTCGTTACGACAAATCCAAATAGGATTACCACACTGGTTACAGGTTTCATCCTGCAAAATCTGGTAAGCTTCAACAAGTAGAAAATCGAAGTCTGTCCAAGGAGCAGAAGGCTGCTCCCTGAACAACATCGCAACTGGCCTAATGCCAGCTGTCAGAGCTGCTTTAATCTTGACGATGTATCCCTGATTATACTCCCATGTCAAGACTTCGGTAAAAAACCTGCATCAGTCAACCCCTTGAAGTAGCCACTAGCTAGAGTCATCTTGTGCATAGTTGACACTAGCTTTTCCCAAGACTCTGCAGGCAAACGACCTTCAAGAGATTTAATACGCTCAGGGGTGAAAGGTATGTCATCGGCTTCGCCATCAGCATTTTCAACGCTAACAATACTTTCAGCTAGAAGGCTATAAATAACCATCGCGTTTTCTGCTTCAGGTTCTTGAGTTTCCTCAATGTATTTAGATACTCGCTCTTGAATCTCTTCAACTTTAGCTTGGCTCAAACCCTTCATCTTGAAGATTACACGCGACTGCACAATAAGGTCAGACAGTTCCTTGGCGCGAGCCTCAAGTGGCGCAGCCTCATCAGGGTCAAGAATGGTGAGGAGCGCTTCATTAATTTTATTCAACTCGTAAGCGTGCTCAGAGTCAATATAGATTGTTACTTTATCCTCTGGGTATCCTGCATCATTCAGGAACTCATCCAGATTAAACTTTCCCTTTTTTTGTGTGTCTTTAACTAGTTCAACGATTTCTTCAAGGTTGATGTCCATTTTTGCGCCTTTCTAAAAGCGCCCGTTACTAAAAAAGGTGTAAGGTGGGAGAGGGTGAATGGGCGCAAAACCCTCTCCCACCAGCTTATTACGCAGCTGTCTTGTTAACTCCAAGAACACCC